GTTGCAGGTCTTAAACCTATTTCAAGAACCATACCGCCATCTTTTTTATAACCCATTTTGTTTCTTACCTCTGGAGGTAATTTTGAAAGACCTGGGTTTTTACTTTTATCAACTGGTTTTAATGCCATACCGCCTTCATTAGCTCTTAGTATTTCAGCAGACTCGTATTTATCTTTAAATCTTTTTTTAGGACGTTCAGGCATTGCATCAAGTATTTCTGGAAATTTAGGACGTTCCGGTAAAGTAGATTTGCTAAACTCTTCTTTGCTCATCTTTTTCTTTGTACTACTATATCTCTTACTTTTGTCTGTTTTTAATTTATTTGCCGGCATAATAAACTCCTAATGTATTGTCCTGTTGTAAAGAGGTATTACCTCGTATTTATAATTTGCCAATAACTTTAACAAATCCTGTGTCTCTTTCAACCCTAATTCCCTGTGCATGGCCCATTGTCCAGAGGCTAATAAAGCACTAGCGATGGCCAACGGATCAACGCCTTGTGAAGAGTATAAGGCATGTAATGATTTAAATTCGTTTGTGAGAGATGTGACAACTTCGGAATCTATGTTTTCCCAGGGGTTATCTTTTTTTTCTTTTTCTTTTTTTGACATTCGATTTACCTGCCTTCTGTAAAGCAATCGCAATTGCTTGTTTTTGAGGATAACCTTCTTTCCTCATCTTAGATATATTAGCACTAACTGTAGTATTACTACTACCTTTTTTTAGAGGCATTTAATCTCTCCATTTGCATTGCAGTACGTTGGTTTTGAATGTCATACTGTTGTTGAATCTTTTGTGAATCATAAGCTTTCTTATAGCTTAATCGATCTTGTTCTAATTTTTGTTTTGCTAAATCATCGGCTGCATCCAAATTAACTTTTTGTGCTTCGATATCTAACTCTCTTTGTTTGATCTCTACCAACGGATCTTGTTGACCACCACCAAAGTTTAATGCTTCCTGTTCTTCTGCAACCATCTCATCTAACTTCGCAGCAATCTTTACTGCTACTTGTTTTTCAATTTGTGCTTGGAACTGCTGTTGTAGTTCCGGTGGAACTTGTCCACCAAACTTCATTGCTTGTCTATTTAGTTCAGGAGTAATTTCTTCCATTACTTCTTTGCGTGACTGTGCTGAAACATGCTCGGTAATATGTGCTTGTAAAATTGTCATCACCTGCGGATTGTTTCTTACCAAATAAGAACTCATAAATGCTCTATGGGCTTCAATGTGAGCTTCGTGATCTTGTTCTGGGAATACAACTAAAGCTTGCATTCTTAATGCTTGTGCATCTTCCATACCTGGATCTAAAGGCTGAGGTTGAGCAGGAGGAGGTAAGATTGCTTCAATCTGTTGTACACCTAATGCTTGATACATTCTTCTGTATGCTTCATACAAATTATGAACTTGTGGATTGCTTTGTGCTAATTGTAATTGTGTTTGAGCCAACATAATTCTCTGTGACATAGAGAAGATCGTAGGATCAGAAACAGGTTGAACATCAATTCTGTCATCAAAGTCAGTAGCCTTAATAGCTCTATTGCCACCGGCTACATTGTAGGGATATTCGGGTGGTAAAGAAGTTGCAAATAATTTTGCGAGTAATTCAAATTCTTGTTTTTGTGCGTTGTGACATCTTTTGTGAATCGCACTCATCACTTTCGAACCTTGTTCTAACAGTGCCATAGTGGTACCCACAGGATTAGCTTGTGAACCATCACCGACTTTCATATCGGCAATCGCAGCAAATCTTCTTCCTGCATCGACTACATAACCTAGTAATTGGAATAAAACAGTATCGGGACCTTTGTAAGGTAAAGGCATTAAAGCGTTTCGTAAGTCACCGCCAGGTGCATCAACATCTCTAAACTCTCCTGGCATTAGAGGTTGTTCATCATCTCGGACACGAAGTCCTCTTGATTTGAATCCGGCAGGCAAGTTGGATAATGTGCCTGCATCGAGCAATGCTCGTAGTGCTGCCGTTGCGGTTCTTGTTAGACCCCCTAGCATGTGCACTAAACCAAAACCATAAAATCCGAGACCAGGTAAAAACTTGTAATGAACGAAATACTTTTGTCTCCTGAACATCGGATCATTTTCAATATAGTTTCGATAGATAGATAATACTTTTCCGGTGCCTTGTTCGAGCGTTACAACATAAGGCAACTTTAGTCCTGTGGGCTCACCATCTTCTCCGAGATTTTCAAAACCTTCTAAATCTAAATCAACATGCATTTCTAATAGTTCGTATTGACCGGAGTATTCCGATTTCTTCACTCCCTCTAATTCGTCATACTTTTCTTGTATGTCCGAATAGGAAGAATACAAATCGTCATTCTCATTCAAGTCTACATCTCTGTAAAAACCAGAAAGCATTTGTCGTTTTAAATCGTTCGGAGAAATTTTTATAATTTGTGTGATGCGTTCCGCATCTTCTAATTCACTCGCACCATAGTTCACGACTAAATCTTCACTCGGAATAAACTTTGCACAAGGTCTACCCATGCTACCATCGTAGTAAACTTTTTTAAATGCACTACCTGCTAAAGGTAAATGAAATAATAATTGATCCATCTCTGCATCGTACTCTTTCATTTGATACATTAACTGATAGTTCATAAATTCTTTGACTCGCTCCGCTTGTTGTTCGACAGCGTCGTTCACTTCGCCAATGATGGATGTCTTGACGGGACCCCCCGCAGGCAGAAGCTCTTTGTAAGCTCCTGCTTGAAACTGCGTGACGGCCTCAGCGAGTAGTGGATGAGAAACTGATGCAGCGCCTCGAAAGGGTTCGCTGACTTCTGTGTATTTAAAACCTAATAAATCTAATCCTCGAATATAACTTTGTTCCCAATCTTTTCGAGATGTTTGATCGACCGAGAATTGTGAGCGAAGAGAGTTGGACATTTGTGCCAAAACTTCTTCGGGGAGTTCTTCGGCTAAGTTAGAAGCGAAGGATTGTTCTTCGTCCATGGTCGATGGACCAAGGCCGACTGTCTCTTCGTCTTCTAGCTCTACTTCCATAGGAGTAGAAATTTCTTCTGTAGTAATTTCTTCTTCGACACCTGTCGGTGCAGTGTTTAATGTTTTATCTATTTCGGCCATTTGTTATTTATACCTTATGATCCGTAAAATGCAATCTTACGCTTCGGTAACCAGTTATTCACGGGCTCATCATCTTCATGTATCAACGCACCAAACTGTCTGTATCGCATCAGTGCTTGTGTCACACTATCCACATAGTCATCATTTCTACCATACGGGAAAGCTGCACACTCTTCAATAACTTCTTCTGCCCACTTGTAAGGTCTATACCACACCATTCCTGCTTCAAATAAGGGTGCTACAGAGTTCACTCGCACCATTTTGTCATTACCTCTGCTTGGTGTGAAGTTGATTACGGGTATTCCCATGGCTTGAAGCTCGTGTGTGAGCGGTAAACCACTGGCTTTTGCCTCAATAATAATCTGTTCGGGTTGCCAATATTCGTTTTTGTACTGTGCAATACGTTTTAATTCAGGAAAATCCCATCTTCCTTTGTCTGCTTCTGCCAAAATTAAATTTTGTTTGCCTGTTACCTCGTTATAAAACACTCCCCAGGTAGTTACTGCCGAAAAATCTGCCGTTGTCTTTGAAGAAAATGCCGTATCGTAGCTTTGAATGACATATTGCAAAGGGGGAAGCTTCTGTTGAGGCCATTCTTGCCACCATTCTCGCTTAATCAGAGAAGTTTCTTCCGATGTGGGTTCTTGTTGCCACTGTGCGTTCCACTTACCTACGGGAAGTGACGCTTTCACGGCTTCTAATTGATCTAATTTCCAAAACTCTGGCCATTGCGGTTGGCCGTCGTCCATGATCGCTGGAAAATCGACGATCTCCCACTTGTCCGCTAGTGGATCTTTCATCTGTGCTTCGATTAATCTCTCTGTTAAATCATCTTCTGACCATCTTGTCATGACCACAACGATGGCTCCGCCTGGTTGTAGACGCTGACGAGGACCAGAGGTGTACCACTCCCACGCATTTTCCATAGCGGTCTTCGAAAGTGCATCTTGCTCGGAATGTGGATCGTCGATAATGAGTAAATCTGCACCACGCCCGGTTATCGAACCACCGACACCGGCTGCAAAATATTCGCCACCATGATTTGTTTCCCATCTACCTGCCGCTTGTGAGTCGGCTCTTAGTTCAGTGTCCGTGAACACGGACTTGTATTCAGTTTCATTCATCAAGTTTCTGACTTTTCTACCAAAACGATATGCTAGCTCTGCGGTATGGGTGGTTTGGATAATTTTCAATTTAGGGTTATGCCCCATCATCCAAGCGGGAAAGAGAAAACTAGCAAATTCTGACTTAGTATGTCGGGGTGGCATGTTCACAATTAATCTAGAAATTTTTTTATCCCTGATGGCTTCTAATTTTTGTGCAATGATTTTATGGTGCCTCCCCTCTATGAAGTCGGGCCATATACTTTTTACAAAATTTATAAAGGAGTCCCTAGACCCCCTAGCTGATTCTAATTGTATTTTTTTTAATTCAAGTTTCTTGATGAACAAGAGTCTTTCCTCTTGGGACATCGAACTCAAATCTGAAAGAAAATCGTTCATCTTTTGTTAATATATATAATATTAAGGCAATTGCTACGCAATCTAAAATTTAGGGGGGTCGGGGTCACGATTAAAGGCGCATGTTTGGTTTCAGATTTCTTAGTATCTCTTGTTAATGGTCGATTGCCCATCATCTATTTATAATGGGCAATCAAAGGGGGCTTATTAATAAACTATAAACAATGATACAAAGCTAAAGATAATTAATAATAATAAATTAAATATCACTAAAGCTTCATAGTTCACTGATAACCATTCAATTATTTTTTTCATTTTTATTCTCCATAATTCTAATTACTTAGACGAAAAGTAATTAAATTTATTCCAGATAGAGTAATAAAATATGACCATTTTTTTCTTGTTTGGGTATTGACATTGTGGGATTTATCCTATATGTTTTAACTATGTTAAAACGAAAGGGAAACAATATGTTAAACTATAAACTAATAAGAACTGCTTTAGAAAGTGAAGTAGCTAAGTATGAGAAAAAATATCTTGATTATGGATATGTTCACTATCTTGAAATCTTACAAGGATTAAAAGAGCAATTAGCTATCGTTTCTAAAAAAGTTAATATAAAATAGACTTATAGCTAAGCCCTTGGGGGCTTGGCTCTAAGCCTACTAAAAGCTTAGAAGAAAGCATAGAAATGAAAAAACTAACAATAACCCAAGCCAAAGACAAAGGCTTAAACTATAAGAAGCTTCTTGATTTGTTGTTAAAAGAAAAACAGATCAAGTTAATGCAAGAAGAAGCTAAGATCTTGCGTGAAGATAGTGGACTTGATGCGTTCATGTCTACTAAAGAACTGAATGAAGAAATCAGAATTAATAATATTAGCTTAAAAGCTTTTATTAGAACTAATTTTGATCTTACTTCATTCAAGGAAAAAGAGCCAAAGTTATACGACAAGTATAAAACTAGGGCGGATTATGTGATTAATAGAAAGATCGTAGCATAATGAAACAGTTAGACTTATTTATCACTAAATACACTTACTCCCATGTAAATGGGGGTAAGTCTTATTCCTTCGATCACCTACCAAAGCCAAGATATGACCGATATAAAGGCTATCATAGGTGGACACTCGAAAAGGATAAGCATTACGATATGCATAATCCAACTTATTTAGATATGAGTAAGGGCTACTAATGTTAGCCCTTAACATTTTATATATAATTATAATCATACTGTTAGTGTGGTTAGCTTTTCTTCCATTTCTTTGGAAGTAATTCTCAAGGGGGCTATTTTTAGCCCCCTTTTTTAACGAAAGGTTTCTATTGACTATATGGGTATTATCCTATATATTTTCAAGTGTGAGAAAGGTGCAGGCATGAAAAGAAACACCAACCGAGTTTCAGTACGGGCTAAATGCTTAATAATATACCCGTCCCAAAGAATTGACTTTGTGGGAATAAAATATGCCTTTCTCATAAATAAACTATCAATCTGGAATAATCTGGATTGATCTAATCGAAAGGGAAAAATAACAATGGCACAACCAAGGCAATACCAAATAGATAGATTAAGAGAATCTATCCATGATGCGTTTTCAGAAAGTTCAAAAGTTCTGGAAGCAAATAAACGATCTGAGGAATTAGAGTTCCTCAAAGAAAAAAGAGATGATATAGCCAGAAGAATGGGGGCTGAAGATCTCAAAAAGAAATTGCGTGATCTTCAAGAATATGAAAAGAAAGTGCAAACGGATATCAAAGATTTTATTTATAGATATGCGGGCAAGCACAAGCTAAAGGACGAAATCGCTCATAGTATTGATTACGATATTAAAAACTTAAATGAAAGCCATATCGATAATCAAGTCGATAAGTTTGCTAGAACTCATGCTGAAAGATACATGAAAAAAAGTAAAACCTTAAAGCAGTTGCAAGCGCTTAAACAACTACAAAAAAAATGTATCGATATTGCGTATTATTCAAATGATATTGAAAAGGCGCAAGCGGACATAATTAAAACTATGGGAAGT